CGCCTTGGGAGCGGCGGCAGGTGACTTCTTGACTACGGGCGCCTTTGACATTGGCACTCAAATTTTCTTCAGGACCGTGAACTAAATCACTAACTCCAGAGCGAAGGGGCGTCTAAGTCCCTTTCAGGTGGTGAATTTATTATCCCCCCACCACCTGCTGTACGCTAAGACGGGTTAGTTTTAGACATCTCTATCAATTATTATACGTATGGCTGGGTGCTGCCACACGTAAGGCATGGATTCAATCTGGGTAATCTCATCCTCAATTTGATCTATGATGTCACAACCGATCCCGTAACGCTGCTCCAAGAAGGCGTAGATGTCTAGAGACAACCCGTGGGCAATCTCCGTCTTCGTCTTCCACACATCGTCTGCCTTGAGGGTTACATCGCCCTCACGGCCCAATTCCTTCATCTTATAGATCAAGGCTCGCAAGATTGGGATATGTGTTGTTGCGTTGCTAAGGCCAGTGGCGACAGCCCACATGTAGGCGTCGTAATCACGCTGAGGCGTGGCGCTCCAACCGAGGCGTGCCAAAAGGCGGCCTATCATCGGTGAGAGCACGGTTCCCTCCTGCGACGGATAGAACAGAGCACTCAGAAACGTGGCATCAGCGACCTGCCGATGCAAACTGACCTCAACAACCATGCCCAAGTTGAGCATGTGTTGTTCGAGCAGACGTAAGTCAATGGGCACACTAGGGTGGATCAGCACAATGACGTCATCACCTGCACCAGCCAGAGCGTAATCAGTGCCCGGTCCCTTGGCACCTTGTTGCTCAAGACAGTACATATATGACGCAAGAGTGAAATCCGTATTCTCATTCGTCGTCTCAGAGTCACCAGACTTTCGGGTACCGTCAATCTGGTAACGCGTGCGTGTCCTGCGCATGACCCCAACGGTGGCCACCTTCTCTCGTAAGATGTCGCCGATGCGGGTAGGCATTTTGAGATGACGATGAAACTTCATCATGGATTCAAAAGCTGGCCTCTTCAGGTGGGCATCCATTCTTGTTGCATCACCCTCCAGGATCAACGGGAAGGCGGACTGCCACATCTGAAACCAATATCCTATCTCTTCTGCAGTTGCACCTGGCGCATACAAGATAGGTGTTGTGCGATTGAACACCTTAGTGTGCATTTTGGAAGCCGCGTGGAA